AATGGAGAGCTTAGAAAAACTTAAGTTTAAATTCAAAAATGCATTAAGAGATTTCCATAAAAAATATAAGAGATCACCTGATTTTGCAGACATCGAACATCATAAGAAAATGATCGAAAATGTAGACAATCCTGAAGACTTAGGTGAAGCAACTAGTGACATGAAGAAACTTGCTGAAATTATGAAAGTAAAAGTTGAAGAAGTTCAAGAATATATTAATACATTAGGTGGACTTGTTTCAAGTATGGATCAACAAGTTTCAGGTGATGATGGGAAAGATGACAATATTACAACATTGATGGACACATTGCATACTGACGAACCATTGCCTGATGAAGTTCTAAGGGACAAAGAAATTAGACAAGCAATAATTGAAGCAATAAAAGAATCATTTAGTGCAGAAGAACAAAAAGTTATAATGGCATATCTTTTTACTACACAAGCTGATTACAAAAAAGCTATTGAAATGTTTGGTGATGAAAATGTAAAGAAAGAACTTACTAATGATCAAGTTGCAGGAATAACAGGAGTACCTGAAAGGAAAGTTCGGCATTATCTTTCTAAATATTATCGTGAAAAACTTCAAGAGAGCCCGGTTCTTCATGATCTGATGATGGCGAGTCTTGTTAGAAGCATGGTTAAAATGGCAATGTCAAGATATAAAACAACCGAAGATCTTATTTTTGAAATTGTGGCAAACAGATGCGACCAGCAGAAGTCATAGAGCCCACATTTTCTTTTGAATCACTCTTTTCTGAGGCAGCAAAAAATTTAATCGATGACTCAGAGAAAGAGGTAGATATTGTTACGTTTTGTGAGCACCCTTTTTATTTAGATCAACCTTTGCATGCTGCTGAAAAGTTTATTTTAAAAGCATATTATGGATTACCTTTTGAAGAAAAAGAAAAGACAATTTTAATACGGTCTTATCCTTTTGATAAAGAAGGAACATTATTTTCTGAAAAAGAATATGCTGAGTTTTTAATTCAACAACAAAGAACTAATTTAAAAAATTTAAGTGAACTTATTAAAAGATTAGAGTTAGTTCTTGTTTGTGGTCGTAGATCTGGTAAAACATTTATTGCTTCTATTATTTCAGCTTATGAAGCATATAAACTTATTCTTAAGATTGATCCTCAAAAGTATTATAGATTACCTCAGGGTGAAGAAATTAGAATTGTTAATGTTGCAAGTACATCTGAACAATCACTGATTTGTGCAAAAGCTACACAGAATAGAATTCTTAATTCTCGTTGGTTTAAGCCTTATGTTGAGGGCAAAAACCAAAATGAAATTAGATTGAGAACAAAAAGAGATTTAGAGTTATATTCTGAAGAAATAAAATTGCATGGGAAGCCTTTAGATCAGCATGTAACAATAAAAGTTCAAGCACTTGCTTGTACTGCACGTGGTATAAGAGGCGGAAGCGTAATTATTGCAATTTTAGATGAAATAGCACATTATATAGATAATGAAGGTAATAGATCTGGTGATCAGATTTATGAAGCTTTGACACCTTCAATTGCAACATTTGGATTAGACGGAAAAATTATTGCTATATCATCACCTTATATTAAAGCTGGAATTTTTTATGATCTTTATCTTGATGCTAAAGGTAGAGAAGGTGAAGAAGGTGATCATAACAAGTTGATGTTTCAAATTCCTACTTGGGAAATGAATGAAACAATTACTTTTGAATATTTAGAGAGTGAAAGAAAGAGAAATAGAGAATCATTTGATTCAGAATTTGGTGCAGAATTTTCTTCAGTAGTTTCTGGTTTCTTTAAATACCCTGAAAAAATTGATGCTTGTGTTTTAAGAGAAGATGAGACTTTTGCTCCTAATAACAATTGTGCTCATTATATTGCTGTTGACCCTTCTTCTTCTCAAAATGGATATGCTTTAGCAATGGTTCATGTTGAATCAAGAGAAAGAACCAGAACAGAAAATGGAGTAGAAATTAAAGAAAAGAAATCAATTGTAGTTCTTGATCGTTGGAAAATGTGGTCATTAAATGATCCTGAATTTGCAGGTTTGCCATATATAGATGAAGAAGTTGTTCTTGATTATATGGCTAATTTATTTCAAAAATTTAGAGTTGTTAGAGTAGTTTATGACCAATTTGATAGTACATCTTCTGTTATAAAACTTCATAAGGCAGGTGTAAGTGCATTTAAAACACCTTTTAGCAGACATTACAATACTAAAATATACAAAAATTTGAGAGACTTAATTTATGATGAGAGAGTGGATTTGTTTTATCATGATTTAGGTATTAAAGAATTAAAGAATTTACAAGAAAAGAGAGTTGGAAAGAAACAATTTCTTGTTGAAGCACCTTTACAAGGAGAAGTTACTTCAGATGACTTATGTGACGTGCTTGCAAATGTTTCATTTATAGCAACAGCAAATGAATCAGGATTTGCTGCAACAGGTATAATTGGTACAAATGGTTATCAGACGTTTTCTACTTCTGGAATGAAAGCAAGTAGTATTCAAGCTTATCAAAGACGTTTGAAAATTCACAAAACAGAATCTAATCTTTCAAGAGCAAAAAAATTAGGTATGTTAAAATGAATTTACAAAATTCTATAATCAAAATGAAAAATCATTCACAACAACTCATGAATGAAATTAGCTCAATTAAAGAAAAAGATGTTTCTGCACATTATTATGTAAGTAATCTTAAGAGACTTTCATTACAATCACTTGACTTGTTTAATGCAATGCAGAGACAAGTCAATTTTTTGAGTAATCAAAAGAAATTCATTGAAATAAAAGAAAGAACAAGTTATAAAAGGAGAGATCATGGAATACCCATGGAATAAAGAAATTCTATTACAGGCTGCAGATCCTGAACCAGATCCTGAAACAGGTACAAATGAACCAGTTAGTATTTCACCTTAAGAAGCACCTGCTGGGGACAAACCTGAAGATGTACCTGTTGAAGACAAACCTGATCCTGAACTTGCTGGTGACATAGCAAGTACTGATCCAAGTGGAGGTGCCGACGTACAAACTCAGATTGAAGATTTAAAAAAACAATTGGATGAAATAAACAAAAAGTTTGATCTTCAAACTGAAGTTGATATTCTAAAAAAGAGATTAGAAAATGTTCATGTACCTGATGAGACAGATTTGAATGACACTTTAAATCAAACAGCTTCTAAAATTAGTTTTGTTAAAAGAGCAATAAGAAGAATTTTGTCAAAGAAATCTTGTTTGTCAGGCGAACAACAACAGCTGATAACAACTGAATTAGATCAACACCCTCAACTTTCTTGTCAACAAATGTCATCAAAATTAGCAAAAGAACTTGGTGCTTCTGAACATGATATTTATGACTTTATCAAAAATTCAGATTATAGATATAGACATAGACATTGGAGGGAATTTTAAAAATAGTTTTTAAAGATTTTATCAGCTAGTTAATTCAACTAAAAGGTGAAAAAATATGATAACAAGAAAAAAGAAATCTGAACTTGATTCTAGTGGGATGAAGAAGACAGGTGCTATCCCAAAATTTGGGACTGACAATATTATTCAATCTGAGTTCTATCAAGGCAAAACAAGAAAATATGACCCACGAATGCTTAAAGTAATGGATAAGATTACTCGATCTATATCTAAAACTGCAAATGTTTGTGGTGGCGGTGCAAATGTAAAGAACTCATTACCAAGTTTTTATCATCCAGAATTTGAACCAAGTTCAATATTACTTCCAAGAGATTATAGAGAAATAAATGCATGGTGTAGATATTTTTACAAGTATGATTCTCTAGTAGGTACTGCTGTAGATTCACATGCTGAATTACCAATGTCTACAATTAGAATGACTTTACCTCAAGGTAGAGACAAAATTAAAAATAAAAAAATTCAAGAAGAATATGAAGAAATGTGTTCTACTGAAGGAATAGATTTATTCAATAAACTTCTACAAATGGGTGTTGAGTATTACAAACTGGGAAATGTTTTTCCTTTTGCACGTTGGAGTGAAAAGAGAAATAGATGGTCAAAATTAACACTTCTAGATCCTGATTATATAGAACTTGAAAAACTACAATTTACTGATATAATGAGAGTTGATTTAACACCAAATGAACAACTCAAAAAAATAGTAAATAATGGCCCTGACAATCCAAAAACAGGTATCCTTTTTAAAGCTATTCCTGAAGATGTTATTGCACTAATTCAAACAGGCAAAAAAATACCCTTAAACACTGATCCTGTCAATGGGAGTCATGTTGGACATATTGCTTATAAAATGGCTGACTATGATTTAGTTGGTACTGGTTTGATAGAAAGAAATTTTAAAGTTCTAATTTATAAAGATAGGTTAAGACAATCTCAAGATGCTATTGCATCAAGACATTTGACACCCAAACACTTGATTTGGGCTGATGCTACTGGAATGGCTGATTTGAATTTGATTAGAGATCAAGTTGACAATGCTTTTGCTGATCCTGATTATGCAATTATTACTAACTACGAGTTGCATTGGGATTTGATAGGGACAAGTTCAGGCTTAATGCAATTGGAATCTGAATGGAGTTGGATTAATGAAGAATTATTGATAGGGTTAATGATTAATAAAAGTTTTTTGCTAGGTGAAGGTTCATATGCAAATGGACAGACAGTTCTTGAAATAATGAATCAAAAATATTCAATTTATAGAGAAAGAATTGAAAGTTATGTAATTTCAAATTTGTTTTTACCCATGGCAAAAAGAAATGATTGGGCTGAATATGAAGAGGGTACTCTTAAAAAAGAAAAGAAAATTAAATGGTTATATCCTCGTCTTAAATGGAATAGATTGAATTTTGTTGATGATACACAACACAAACAGATGTTGGCACAAATGGTTACTCAGGGTCAAGTTGACATGCAAACTTGGCTTGAGTGTTTCGGTCTTGATGCTGAAACTGTTAAAGAAAGATTAAAACGTTTTGAAGGTACTGCTCTTGATATCAATTACTTTACGCTTATGAATGGTGCAGCTACTGAAGCTGGTCGTTTATTGGCACCTGGAATTGCTGAATTAAGAGCAAAAGAAAATGGCATTAAGTTAGAACAAACAGGTGAAGAAATGTTTGCTTCAAAAACAGAAAAAATTCATAAAACAGGTGAAACACGTGATGAAAGAAAATTTGATAGAGGAGAAAAAAAGAAAGATAAAAAACGTGAGGATGCTTTAGAAAATTTAGAAGTTCCACTAGAAAAAAGACAAAAACCTCAAAGAACAGATATGAAGAAAGTGCAATTATTTGCTGAATCTGATGTTGAAATACCTGATATCCCTTTTGTTGATACAGATAAAGCTGAAGAAATCGGTCAACAAATTGTAGCTGAAGAAAATGGGAGAAATGTTTGGTCTAATTCTATGGTTAATGAATTAGGTTTTAGTCAAAATGCAAGAAGAGCAGCTTTAAATTTAGAAAATGAAATTTTATCCTTAAATGGTACTTCAGATTCAAAAAATAGAATTCAGATAATTAAGAAATATTTACCTCAGATTTTTGCTTCTCGAATAAAAGATGAAATTATTATTTCTGAAAAAGTAGAAAAAGCAAAACAATTATATGCTGATCAAATTTCTAAACTTACTTTTGGTTTGGAAGCAAAATTAAGTCTTGATACAGATATTGATAACATCAAGAAATCTATTCGTAGTTCGTTGAAAAAAGAGTTTGAAAAAGCATGAATCAAGAACTAATTCAAAAAATTGCAAACGAACTAATGTCGACTAAAGTCATGCGAATTGCAGACTTGTTTGAACATGAATTTTGTAAAATTGCAATGACTGCAGGAGAACTTATTCTTAGAACAAGTCAGAAATCTATTAAATATGCAAAAGGTTGCAATGCTGTTTCAAAAAGAAACGATCCTGCTAGAGGAAGATGGACATTCTCAGTAAAATGTCATCAAAGAAGAAGTAGGGGACCTTATGATGTTCGTTTCAGATTGCTCAAAACAGGACAAAAAACAGTAGGAATGTTAGGTAGAGAAGTTGAAATTTCTTGCAATTGTAATGCTTGGAAATATAATGGTTCTGATTTTAATTCTTTACAAAAAAATTACAATGAAAGACAATATTCAGATGGTTCGCCTCCTAATGTTAGAGATCCTGCTAGACGTTATTTAATTTGCAAACATGTTGCAATTTGCGTACCTTTGTTCAAAAAATTTATAATTCCAAAAGAGTTCAAAGCACCTGAACGCAAACCTGTACTTCAAAGGACACCGACAAAACCTGGTACACCGACCCAAAAACTCAGAACATTAAGACCAGGGGTAAGCAGATGAACACAACAAAAATAGCAAACATAATTTTAAAAGAGGCTGATCTTGTTCATGGTATCAAAAGAATTTTAGATTTAAATTTGGATGACCAAATTGTGTCAAAAGGCCAAAAACTTCTTAATTTGCTTGATAAATTAGAAATTTCAGAAGAATCAACTCTAATTGAGAAGCAAGATTTTGTTGCAGTAAAAGAAAAAATAAGAAAGTCAATGGAGACATTCCAGGAATCAATGGAAGATTTATTTTCAATGCATGAAAGACTCGTTAGAGAGAGTGAGATGTCTTGAAGTAGTAAAATTTAGTTAATATAAAGAGTAAATTTTCTATTGTGTTTATATTTTAAGATCATTTAATATTTTTCTGATTGGAGCAATCATGGCTTTTAACAAAGTCGGCATGCTAAAAATAGCAAAAGTTGAAATTGTCAGAGATCTAAGTAATTGGGACTTAATCAAGAAACAAGCCAGAGTCGCTGAAATCACAGAACAGACAACTAAAGAAGCTGTAGATAAAGAAGCACTTGAAAAAGAAGCAGATTTTCAAGTTATTGCAACAATAAATACTGAAAAATTCATTTATATTCATACAACAATAATGGCAGGTATCAAAACTGCTGAAAATGGTTATTGGATAACTCCTGAAACTGAAAAATATATAAATGACAATCATGATGCTTGGCATTGCGAAGATCTTTTGCATGATTATAAATCATTCAAAAGAGCAACAACATTTGTAGAACATGACCAACGTCTAGAAAACGCAAAAGGTAGATGCATAGACGTTATTGCTCGTGATATGGGTGACACTCTTCTTATTGATGTGCTCTTCTCAGTAGACAAACGACATAAAGATCTTGTAGCAAATATAGAAAATGGTATTATCAATGCAGTTTCAATGGGATGTTCAACTGCAAGAACTGTTTGTAGTATTTGTGGCAATGTTTCTTCAGATCCTGCTTCTTATTGCTCTCATTTAAAACAAGGTAATAAAGGAAGACAAGTTAGATGTTCTGATGGTAAAAACAGACATGCTGCTGAAATTTGCAAGGGTAACACTTTTTTTGATGTCTCTCTTGTTGCAAACCCAGCTTTTGCTGGAGCAGTTTTTAGAAAAATTCTCTCATCTTCAGAAGTCAGTAATCATCTCTTAGCAAATATCCTCAATTCAAAAATAGAAGCTATGAATCAAGAAGATGGTGTTATGCTCAAAGCTGCATCAAAAGAAACTGATGTTGCAAATATTTCGATTAAACATGACGGGACAATAGAAATCAAGACATCAAATCAGACTTATACATCTAGTGAAACATTATCAAAAGATGAAATAGAAAAAATCAGTTCATTCATTGCAATTCCTCTACCTCCCAAAGAAACTTCAAAAATAAACATGCTCTTAGAAAAAATCTTCGGTTCACACAAAAAAGAAGCGATTCACCCTATCTTGAATCAATCACCGAAGAAAGATTTTTCAATATCATATGATAATTATCAAGATATACCTTATAGAAATCCACATGATGTTCTTCACGGTCAACCAATTCTTGAATTAAATATTAATCCAAAACCTGGTGTTTATATTCTTCAATTAATACCTACATCAAAAGAAAATATCTCTAGAGTTGAAGAATTTGAATGTCTAAAATGTGGTTTCAAATCTGATTTATGGAAAGTTATTGCTGCATCTATTGATGCAGGACAAGAGAATATTATAGAATGTCCGCGTTGCTTCTATGCAACAGATTCATCTTTCTTTAAAACTTCAGCAAAACGTAAATTCAAAAAAGGTGAAGAAGTAAAAGTCAAGGGCAAAGGCAATGGTAAGATCATTGCTTTAATGGGACCTCTATTCTTAGTAAAACTTGAAAATGGTAAAACAGTAAGAAAAACAGAAAAAGATATTGAAAAAATAGTAGAGAAACCGAAAAAATCTTTTATTGTAAACCAAGATATTCATACAGAACTTGATGAAGGAACTCATTGGTTTGATCAACAAGGTAACTCAGTAATAACAAAAGGTGAGAAAGTTTCTTTTGTTACAACAGTCGGTGAATATGGAATGTTTGTGACAGAAAAAGGTGAAGATTTTTTTATGCCGATGTCATTTGTCAATTCTAAAAAGAGTTAACATGCAATTTTTATCTAATTTTTTTAATTTTAATCCAATCAAAAAGCTTGAACAACAAGCAAAAGATGTTCTTGAACTACCAAGAAACTATAAAGCTTATCGTTTAGAAAAAGATGTTGTTGTAGTTGATACTGCTTCTAACAAAATTATTCAACGAACAAAAGATACTCTTCCTACAAACCATGTTAGAGCAACTCTAGAACTTATCAAAAGAATGAATCTAACTGAAGACAAAATTACTAAAAAATCAGATGTATGGACATGTGGATTCAGAGACAATGAAGCACGTTGGGTATGGTACAAAAATAGCCAACCCAAAATTACTGTAAGTTTCATTGAAGCTTTTAAAGAAGAAGAATTGGAGGACAAAATCTTCTTTTACTCAGCAAGATATGGAACTTCTATTATCAATCAAATCAAAAAAGATGGTATGGAAAAAGTTGCAAAAGAAATAAATGCACTTGTTTTAGAAAATCCATTTGTCAAATTAAAATGCTCTCATTGTGACTATGAAGAAAACTATACTATTGATGATCTTGTAGACCAAAATAAAACTCCAAAGTATGATTCTAATTTTGTTGTCTGTCAAAATTGCAATGATCTTGTCAAATTAACCTAAACATTTTCAAGGAGAGATGCTATGACGCAGTGGCACGCTAAAGTCCATAAATCCGGCAATAAAGTCGCGATTTTCAATGGACCAAAACTTGTAAAAGTTGTAGAATCATCAAAAGATTCTTTTGAACCAGCTGAAGCTCAAAAGTTCGCAGAACAGCTGATCAAAGAATTAGAAACTCGTTCTGCTACAAACATGACCCAAGGTAACGAACCTCCGTCAATCACCACGAAGTTTGAACAACAGACAAATGATTTGGCAGCAATCAATCAGCAAGCAACTGGTGCGGCTCCTGGCAAAGGTCCGGGTGGCTCAAATACTTTACCTGGTGCAGCAGCACCTGCAGCACCAGCACCTGATGCAGAAGAAATGTCAGATGATGCCGATCCTGATATTGCAGCTGAACCTGCAACAGATGCAGATCCTAAAGAAGCTGAGATCTTTGCAAGCAAAGAAAATAATTATCGCAGTATCATAGCGAATCTTAAAACCAAGCTTGCTCAAGAAAAAAATGAAAGACTGACAGAAAGAAAAGCTCGTAGAGGTCTTGCTATTGCGAAACAAATGGTTGTTGAAGGAAAAATTGATGATTCTTATGATACGATTAAAGAAAAAGTTGCTCAGATAATCAAACTTGAAGACTGTGAAATCGATCGCCTTGAGAGAAAAGTTGCCGGTGAGCAAGAATTTGAATCTGTTGAAGATGCGAACAAAGAAATTCGTCGTCAGGCACGAATTGCTCGCATCAATCGGCAAGCAGCAGCTGAAGCTCAAGAAGACATGGATGAAAAACAAGCCGATCAACTTGACAGATATGCTGACATTGCTGAAGCAAAAGTTGCTCACATTCAGCAAGTCGTAGAAGAAATGAAGACAGCAGCAGAAAAACCGGCTGAAGAATGTGCTGATGACAAAGACAAAAAAGATGACAAACCTGCAGAAGGTGCAGCCCCTGCAGCTCCTGCGGCTCCTGTTGCTCCTCCTCAAGAAGCTGCTGATGCAATTGTTGAAGCTCAAAAACCTGCCACAGGTATCGGTGCTGGCGGACAACCTGCAGCACCTGCAGCAACACCTGCAGCAGCACCTGTTGTTAAAGAAGAAGATGATGAAGACAAAACAGCTTCTTTGTATCGCATAATTGCAACAAATCATCGCAAACTAGCTGAAAAAGCCGAAGCAGCAGGTAATGTTGCTGAAGCTGACAAACAAGATGAATTAGCTGATGCAGCTGAAGAACAAGCTGAAAAACTTGAGAAACCTGCACCAGCTTCTGCTGGTCCTGGAACACAAGGGCAAGCTTCTCCTACAAAAGCTGCAGAAAAGAAAGATGACAAGAAAGATGAAAAGAAACCCGAAGGCGAAGTTGCTCCTGCCGCAGCCCCTGCTGAAGGTGCCGCTCCTGCAGCTGCTCCTGAAGGTGAAGTTGCTGAAGAATCCGGTGAGAAAGAAGAAAAGAAATCGCACAGAGAACCTGGTCAAATCCAAACAGATACTTCTAAACACACACCTCTCAAAAGAGAAGGTGAAGTTGTAGAAGACAGCTTTGGCATTGACAAAAATGCTTCTCTCATCGAACAGAATGATTATGCTGATGATCCTGAAGTTGCAATGCTCTCCTCAATTTGGAGAGGTGCTCCTAAAGACAATCAGTAATATTTTCCTTACGATCTGTAGAGGTATCAAAAATACCTCTACAGAAAGTTTTCTAAACCTTTTATAATGTAAAGATTACTGTTAAGAAAATTGCAAAGGCCTTGCAAGAGTTAAATGTTCAATCAACAAAAACAAGGAGTTATCTCATGGCACTTCGCATCCTGATTCCAGGTGACAGAAATTCTCTGTCAACATTGGCCCCTGGCGCTTTCACAAGACAGAATTATGGCGCCGCTGGTGCAACGTCAGCCCGTATTACAGCTGATACACCGGATGGAGCTCTGGCGGGTATGGTTGCGGAATACACCGGTAACTATGAAGTGGGCATTGCTGCCACTTACAAAGCTGCTGGGATTTTCCTCAATGATGCTGCTGGTTCACCGTTCGAAAATACTCCAGCTGTTGCTTCGGGTAAGCTTACATTCATGCGTTCTATGGGTTCATACGAGACCGATCTCTATGAAACAATAGTAGAAGCTGGCCAAGGTGATGTACCTGCTTATGCTGCAGGTCAACTTCTCTATGTCAGTGACTTCGGCCTTCTTACTTCAGAAGATCTCTCAGCCAAATGTCGCCCGGTTGCTCGCACTACTAAAGCACCCGGATCAACAGATCCCTGGCTGGGCTTTGACCTTCTGGTCTAAGTTTCAATAGAACAATTGAAAGTGAATTAGAAAAACAACAAAACAAGCAACAGTTAAAAGGAGCATTACACATGAAAATCACGACAGCAGCAGAAAAAGAAAGAGCAATCGAACAGCTCTTGCTTACCCCACAGGGTAAGATGAAACTTGCTGCCTCAATGCAGAATCCTCTTCGTGAACGTCTTGACTACGAAGGTGTATTCCGCCGGGCAGCTGTAGTCGATCCACTCCCTCAAGGCGCTCTGCCATATTATGACAGAGACGTCGACGTTCCTGCAATCGTTATCGGTGAAGAAGGTATGTCTCCGGAAACGATCGTCAAAGGCAAAAGAATTCTCGTTCCTCTGTTCGAACTTGCTTCGAACCCGAAAATTCCGTTCACTCAGATCAAAGAACGTCGGTACAATCTGATTGATCGTGCCCAAGACAAAGCGAAACAGGACATCCAGGCAAGTGAAGATGATCTCGGTTTCAACGCTCTCCAGGTTGCCTCCGTCCAGATCAATCCGAACACTGGTCTCCCGTTCAATGCTATCACCAATGCAGCTGGCTCACTTGACAGAGATGCTCTTGCTGACGCCTTTGCAGAAGTTGAAAAGCATGACCTTCGCGTTGCTCGCATGTTCATGAATGCACGTGACTACTCCGATATTCGTAAGTTCGGCCGTGACCAGTTGGACCCGGTCACTCAGAAGAGCTTATTGAACACCGGTCTCATGGCGCAAATATGGGGTGCGGACATCATCGTATCGAGGGTCGTACCTATCGGCACTATCTTTGTTTGCACCGAAGAGAAGTTCCTTGCTGTCATGCCCCAGAGGATTGATATCACGGTATTGCCTGCGGATGATCCCGACAATAGGTTAATTGGCTGGAGTATCTTCGAGCAAATAGGAATAGGTGTATGGAATCCCCGTGGAGTTGGGATCATACATATAACTCGCTAAACAACTTAGAGTCTCTTGTTAAACTAGTTTGTTAATAACTTAGAGACTCTTGTTAAACTAGCTTGTTAAGCATTTTAAGGGCTCTTTTTAATAAAAGGAGCCCTTATTATTTGTACATTCTTTCTTCTAATTCTGTCTACCAATACCGATTTCTCCAATAATACACCACCCGATCAACATGTTATCAGGATGTGTTGCTACTAAACCTATTTGCATTTTTTTGTTTACTTTTCAAAAAAATAATGTTATAATTAGCTTGTGGATAAAATTATTAACTTTAAATTAAAGAAAGAGAGGACAAAATGAAATGTTTATTTCCTGGATGTGAGTTTGAACATGTGACTCTTCAGTTTCATCTTATAAAAGAGCACAAAATGACTGCAGAACAATATAAAGAAAGATTTAATGTTGATTCTGTAATTGATCTTGGCAACAGATTACTTCGAGGTCAAAAGAAACAAGAAAGACAATTTGTGTGTGAGTTATGTATAAATCCTGTTTCAGGTAAACATATAGCTTATACAACAGAGCATGCTTTTTATAGACATTGTTTGGGTGAAACAGATGTTAAACATAGTCATTTAATTTTTAATGATAAAAATAAGGATGAATGGGTTGAATGTAAAGTACCAACAAATGATGGAATATGTGGATTTAGAAGAAAATCAATAGCAAAACATGTAGAAAGTGCTCATAGTTTAGAAGTAGATAAGTATAAGGAGATTTATGGACCAGTACTTTCAGAACCATATTTAAACATTGTAAGAACAGGAGGAAGTAAATTTATGATTTCAGAAAAAATTCAACAAGAAACAAAGAAAGAAATTGAAGATCAAAAAATACTTTCAACAATAGTAGGAGGTCATGCAGGTTGTTCTTTAGAAAATATTTTAATTAATAAAAAAAGAGA